CCCAACATGCCTTCCATCCGCCTGATCGGCCAGCATCACACGTCGCACCACCACGGCGAGGTCCTGCACGTGGCCGAGGAAATCGCCGTGATCAACAATCCCGCAACCTTGATCACGCTCGATCGCGCGCGCGAGATCGTCGAGCGAGGCGACGCTGAATGGGTCGACCCACCGGAAAACGCCGACCAGGAGCGGATGCTGACGCACCACGATGAGCACCAGCTCGGCGACCACCATTTCATTCGCGACCCCGCCGCACCGCCCGGCGAGCGCCCGGAGGAGGGGGACGACGATCCCCACAATTCAAACGCCGGTGAAGGCGAGGGCGAGCGCGACGAGGAGCTCGAGCTCTAAATCTCCAGCTCCACCGCCGGCGGCCGACTCAGCGGAATAACGAGCGGCATGACCGCCGTCTGCCCGGGACACAGCGTCATACCCGGCGTGTAGGCCACGATCTTCGGGGCATTTCGGCATTCGCCGAACAGCTGCGGCCCGAACCACCAGCCCGCCATCGCGAGCGCCAATCCTAACAAAACCCATTTCATGGGAGTAACCACGCATGCCTGGCTTTCGACGACTAATCGACATGGCGCGAACGCCGGACGAGATCAAGAAGGACTTCGGCCCAATGCCGATGCCTTCACCGGATATTTCGGTTCCGGTCTACCCTTATGGGCTCTGTCTCTCGTTCACCGAGGACGACCTCGACAAGCTCGAGATCGACCCCGCCGATTGCGAGGCCGGCGACATCATCGACATTCGCGCCCTGGCCAAGGTCACTTCCTACAACGAGCGCATCGAGGAGAGGAGCGACGGCACGCGCAAGCGGTGCTGCCGCATCGAGCTGCAGATTACGCACCTGGCGCTCGAGGACGAGGACGACGAGGGACCCGAGGCCAAGGCGCCGCAGGAACGCGCCAGGCGGCGCTACGGCGGCGAAGCGCCGGCGCCGAAGGGGGAAGAAGGGAAGGCCGGCGAAATGCACGTCGCGGCGAGCTCCTATCGCAGCGGCAGGGCCGGCAAGCCGACCACCAAGGCTTACAGCGGCGAAGGCGAAGCGCACCTCCGTAGCAAAGACTACAAGGCAGCATGACGGCGTCGATCTCCTCGCCGCTCGACGTCTGCAATCTTGCGCTCTCTCAGGTCTCCGGACGCGCCCGCGTCCAATCGATCAGTCCGAGCGATGGTACGGTCGCCGGCGACGCCTGCGCGCTGCTCTACCAGCCGACGGTCGATGCGTTCTCGCGCGCCGCGCACTGGAATTGCCTCAGATTCCAGACTGGGCCGCTCGGCTCGAAGGAGCCGCCGCCGCTGCAGCTCCTCAAGGCTGCCGTCGGAACGCCGGAGCAGATCGCCAATCCGCAGCTCAGCCCGCCGCCGCAGCCGTGGCTCTATGAATATCTGCTGCCGTCCGATTGCCTCAAGGCGCGCTTCCTGGTGCCGCTGTTCACTCAGCCCTCCGCGTCGCCGCCACTCACGACCGCCGGCGGCCTCATGCTGCCGGCCGTAGCGCCGAGCGTCTCAGTGCCGTTCCAGGTCGCGGTCGACCTCGATGCGCAGGGCAACGAGCAACAGGTCATCCTCACCGACCTCTCGCAGGCGCAGCTCGTCTACACGCGAAGGCTCGCCAACATCGCGCTCTGGGACGCTCAATTCGTGATGGGCGTCAAATCGGCGCTCGCAGTCTGGCTCGCCCCGGCGGTCAACGGCTCGATCACCATGGCCAACCAGGCCATGGCCGTCGCCAAGGCGATGCTCGATGCCGCGCGCATGTCTGACGGCAACGAAGGACCGCAGATCCAGGACCACGTGCCGGATTGGATACGGATCCGCGAGGGAGGGCAGGGGCCGCGGCCGCACGGTCTGTTCGTGGCGCCGTGGGACTCGTTCATGTTCCCGAACGGGATCAGCTACTGACGAAACCGCGCCGCGCCAGGCTCTGTCGGCGCTTTGCCACGCACATTCCCACACGCTCGACAATCCGAAGATCGAAGCACCGAACGCTCATCGGGTCGGTCCGGAATTCTGAATCGATCAGCGCCAGCAGCTCGTGCGCCTCCTCATCGTTGCGCGCCTCCTCCTCGAGATCGCTTAGGCGTGTGCTCCGCATGAGGCCTCCGCATGGTTGCATCCGTCATCCAGCCGTCGTTCGCGGCTGGCGAGGTCTCGCCTTCCTTTTGGGGACATGTCAATCACCAGAAATTCGCGATCGGTTGCTCAACCCTGCGCAACATGTTCGTGTCGATTCGCGGTGGCGCTTACAGCCGCGCGGGCACGCTCTTTTGCGGTGTGTCCAAGCAGGCCGCATCACCGAGCTCAGTCGATCCGCGGTTGATCCCGTTCCAGTTCACGGTCAACCAGGGCTACGTGCTCGAGTTCGGCGATCACTATGTGCGATTCCTCCGGAACGGCGGCTATGTGACGGAAGCGCCCCTCAATATCATCGGGGCGACACAAGCCAACCTGTGCCGAGTCAACATCCCCGGGCATGCCTACAACAACGGGGACGCGATCTTCATCACCAACGTCGTTGGCATGACGCAGATCGACGGGCTGACGTTCATCGTCGCCAACTCGATTCTCGGTGCCAGCGTCACGCTCACTGACGTTTTTGGCAATCCGGTCGACTCGCGCAACTTCGGCGCCTACATCAGCGGCGGTACCGCGGCGCGCATCTATACGGTGACGACGCCGTATGCGGCGAGCGACTTGCCCTACTTGAAATACGCGCAGTCGGCGGACTTGATGGCGCTCGTGCTCTCGAATCCGGTGGCCGGCACCGAGTATCCGCCGCAGGACCTCGATCGGCTCGGCGACAACAATTGGACGATCGCGCCCACCAACTTCGGCACGGCGATCGCCGCGCCGATGGGAGCGACCGCTACGCCGTCGACGACGGTGGCGGCGGTCGACACGACCAATCACAACGTGCCCGCTGCGCAATACGCTTATGTCGTCACCGCGGTCGACGTCCACGGCAATGAGAGCCAGGCCTCGGCGGTCGCCTACACGCCGAACGGATCGAACGCGACGTCGTCAGTCGACTTCTCGATCACCGCAGGATCGGTCACCGTCCAATGGAATACGGTTCCCGGGGCGGACCATTACAATGTCTACAAAGCCCCCGCGGCCGTGTGGAACACGGGCACCGCAGGCACGAACCCGCCGCAGAACGTACCGGTCGGTTCGTCGTTCGGCTTTTGCGGACGATCGGTCGGCACACAGTTCGTCGACCAGAACGTCGTCCAGGATTTCACCACCACGCCGCCGCTGCACCAAAACCCGTTCGCGCCAGGTCAGGTCCTTCTCGTCACGCCTGGCGCCGGCGGCTCCGGTTATGTGCAGACCACCACCACCGCGTCGGTGACGAGCGCGACCGGCTCGGGCGCCGTGATCCTGCCGATCGTGGTCGGCGGCGCCGTCGTCGCCTACATCATTCAGAACGCCGGCAAAGGCTACAGGGTAGGCGACACCCTCCTTGTCAGCGATCCAAGCGGCGGCAATGGCGCGACCGCCACGTTGACGATCGGACCGCAGAGCGGAAACTATCCGGGTGTGGTCGCATATTTCCAGCAGCGTCGCGGCTACGCCGACACGCTCAACAATCCGGACACGTATTTTTTCAGCCAGCCCGGCACCTTCACGAATTTCGACCAGGCCGATCCGCCAATTGACAGCGACGCGATCACAGGCAGCCCGTGGGCCCAACAGGTCAATGGCATCAACTGGATGATCCCCATGCCCGGCGGACTTATCATCTGCACGGGACTGGACTGTTGGCAGTTGACCGGCGCCGGCGGAGCTCCATCGCCGATCGCGCCATCGTCACAGAACGCGACGGCGCAAGAGAGCTTTGGCTTCAGCCCGACGGTCTCGCCGATCCGCATCGGCTCACACTTCGTCTACCTCGACTCGTTCGGCGGCGTCTTGCGGGATAATGCCTTCAATTTCTTTACGTCCACATTTCAGGGCGTCGATTTGACCGAGCTCAGCAATCATCTCTTTGACGGCCATCGCATCATTCAGATGGCCTGGTCGCGCAAACCTTGGAAGCTCCTTTGGTTGGTTCGCGACGACGGCGTGTTGCTATCGCTGACGTACCTGAAAGAGCAGGAGCTCGTAGGGTGGGCAAGACACGACACCAATGGCCAGGTCGTTTCGATCGCCGTCGCCTCGGAGCCTCCGGTCGACGCGGTCTATATCGTCGTCAAGCGCTTCGTTCCGGGCAAGAACGCGTACGCCTATTTCGTAGAGCGCATGGACAACCGGCTGTGGGGGAACGCCGAGTCATCCTGGTGCGTCGACGCCGGCCTGGCGCTCACGCCGCCGACGCCGAACGCGACGCTCACCGCGAGCGCGGCCTCCGGCAACGGCGTCGTCTTCACCGTCTCGGCGCCCGTGTTCGACGGCGTCAGCACGGGCGTGCAGGGGCAGATCCTGCGCATGGGGGGCGGCAAGGCGACCGTGCAGGCCTTCGTCTCGCCCACCCAGGTCTCAGCCAACATCACGGTGCCGATCACGGCTCTCACGCCGAACATCGCCGGCAACCTCCCGCAGCTCCCGGTCCCGGCCGCGCCGGGCGCCTGGTCGATCGCCACGCCGGTCACAACGCTCTCGGGGCTCAACCACCTCGAGGGTATGACGGTGACCGGGCTTGCCGACGGCGCAGTGATTCCGCCAACGGCCGTCGTCAATGGCGCGATCACGCTGCCGTTCGCGGCAACAAAGGTCGTGGTCGGTCTGCCGTTCCAGGCGCAGATCCAATCGCT